ATATGTGCCAGTTCCACCGTAAATTCTTAAGTGTTTAGTTAAAAACGCCGTACTTTGCTCTCTTTTTATAATAGAATAATTATTATCGTCAGAAATCACAGCATAGTCAAAATCTGGGAATAAACATTCCATAGATACGAACTTTTTACCGCTTTCAATTTCTTCAATAAGTTTTTCTGCTTGAGCAATTAAATCCTTTTCTCTTGAGTAACGATAGATAACCGCCCCATTACATAAGTGGAATTTAGATGGTAAATTTGCCTCTTCTGTATCGTCAGCAATTAATTTACCTTCTGCGTCAATAACCCATGAGTCAGTTATATGTCCAACTATCTTTTTGTGGTCATGGTCAATGTTTGTTGGTGAATGTACTGGAGTATGTCTAGCGGCCCAAGTGTGTAATGGACTAAATACGTCATCATTCTTATTCCATGTTGTTGACGCTAAAATAGATTTAGTGGGATAATATAACTCTAAATCTACTGGTTTTGAACTAGCGGTTGTAAATATCTTGTGCCCCTCTGGCACTAGAAAGTGTTCCGCCTTGCTATAGAAAGCAATAGAATTATTCTCAATAAGGCTTGCTATTCCGGCCTCATGTTCTGCGTCATAGATTTTAATTTTCATCTTTGTAACCAAAAACTCTTGCACAAGTCATAATGCGTTCTGATGTTTTATTTACGTTATCGGCCGTATCTTGCGCTAAATTCATTCTAAATTTGTTTGTTCTGACATAGTTTTCACTATCGTCATAATCATAAGAACGGTAGAAATCTAATGCGCTAACATTATCTACTACCATTCCATCTTTTTTAACTACTAACTCTTTAGTAATTGTATCGTAGTCAATCGTTACCTTCATTATAAATTTCCCCGTATAAATGTACTTGTATCTGTCTCATTTCATCAAAAGTTAATTCTCTACCTAGGTCTTTAAACGCATCGGCGCAAACACTAGAATAAGCCTGCATTAATTCTGATGGTATTTTATCTGAAGCAACGAAAGCAGCGGCAATCTTGTCTTTTGTTACCTCTACAAATGGTTGCATATTAAATAAAACACCAAACTTAATATTCTCAGCTTCCTTAACCTCTTCTGCGGTTAAACTACGCATATTCTTTTTACCAAATGTGTTAAGAATTGCTGGATTAAGGACTTCTGCAATTTTATCTTGTGCAGAACTAGCCCACAATTCCAAAGACGCCTTACTACGAGGCTTAAATGTTTTAGTTGCTCTTTTAGTACTGTCTTTTGAATTTTTAGGACGACCTTGACCAGAAACGCCCTTTGGTTTTGCTGTTTTTGGTTTAGTCTTATCTAGATTTTGAACTCTTTGGCCTAATTGCTTTGGTTTTAAACCAACTTGATTTGGTGTTAGATAGCCCTTTTGGACCGCAGCCTTTTCAAGTTCAGCGTCTGGTTCGCCTTCATAGAATGGACCGGCCTTATCTGGACGCTTATCTTCTTCACGTTCTTCATTTTCACGGTTAATTCTAGCTAATTCTAGATTTGCGTTCTTCTTAAAGGCGTGTTGCAATGCCTCATCACTAATCAAACTTCTATCTGATAATTGAACTAATAGAGCTAACATTGCAGTTGGGTCACCCAAGTCCATATAATCAAATTCAACCACCGCTGGCTCTAAACCAACCGCTTCAGCCAATAGTGCCAATTCTCGATTCCAAAATTCTAAAAGCACCCCACGCCCATATTCCAAGCGTTGAATCAAAGTCTGCAAAGAAATAAAGTTATTTGTGGCCCCACCATTTTCCCCACTACCAGTTAAGGTTGCAGGAATACCCATACCACCATAAATAGCATCTAGGGCCGGTTTGTATTTAGTTTCGCCCAAGAACTTATAAACATCTGTTTTAGATTCGGTTAGTTTAAGGTCTGGACCCCAAACAACATCAATAGTACCGCCTAAAACATGGCTTTCTAGAATTTCTCTTAATTTAGCTGCGGCCCCTGGTCCCGGCATAATACGGTCATCTTTACCGGTTCCAATATGACCAAGGTTCCATAGACGAACATTACTAATACAACCATCTAGAGCGGCTGAATCTGCTAATTTATGCTTTTCTAGTAGTAGAATGTCGTCAAAAATAGCGTAGGTCATTGGACAAGCCCAAGGTTCCCAATCGTCTTTTTTATAATGGAACACTAGAGTCTTATCTTCTGGCAGTATCATCGGCTTACCAGTTCTAATAGCTTCTTTAAGCTCTTCTGGCAAATCCTTAATTAGTTTCTTTTCTTCAGAAGATGTTGTTGTATTCATCTTTGAGCCATAACCAATAGGTATGGTTAAAGCGTATTGTTTTTTACTAGCAAAGGCGGCAAACTCTCCACCAACAATATCAACGGTACTTGGGCATAGATAAATATATCTCCAAGGAATTTCGGCCTTGTTAACCTTAAGTTTTTCGACCTTTAATTCTGATTTAGCGGTGCCCTTAAACATCCTAGAGCGGGTTTTTAGGTCAATAGTAGCATTTTGCCTACGAATAATGATATTACCAGTACGATAAAGATTATTGCAAAACCTTTCTGAACGGTCTACTCCACCAACTTTAGCAAACCAGCTTTGATAGAACTTTTCATCGCGCTTATTTGCGCAAGAAATACGAATGCCTTGACAAGCAAAATCTCCCATTAGGTCAATAATGTTACGAATTAGACCGTTCTTCTTATAAACCCTTTCGGCAAACTTAACAATATCCTTGTGTTTAGTTGGTATGCGTTCGTTAGGGCGGAATTCATCATAATCCCTACGGGTTAATCCTGGTCTACCAGATAGATTTGGCGTTAGATTAGACCAGTCCCTATTAAAATAATTAGCTTGCGCTGTATGTACTAAACCAAAATCTGCTACAGCTTTATTGTAAGCCTCAATATCCGATGCAGCCGCCACTCCTACATAATATTGCTCTTGTTTTTCAATAGCGTTTTGAATTGGGCTTGGCTTCTTCATCTATATTTTCTTTAATGGTATTGTAAATTGATTGTATTCCTATTATATTATAACACCATAATTACAAGGACTTATAGAATTCTTCCATGCCTTTAGCCCAATCTTCTGGCGCATGGTCATACATTTTGCCTTCTTTATTACCGGCCCTCATTAACAAACCACCCATATCTGAAACTAACACTCCTTTTTCGACCCTAATTTGGCGCGCCAACATATTAGCAATAACTAAAGCTGAATAACGGTCTTTTCTTAAGCGCCCTTTCTTGCCGTTTTGGAGCTTGGTTTCGGGCGTGTCCCATCTATCTCTTTGCGCCGAACCCAAGGTTACTGATTTAGTAATAGTGGTCAATTCGTTCTTTAACTCCTCTATTTCCATTGTCACGTCTTCAAGGGTATCGAAAGCCCCGGCCACAAACATACCTGGATTAGCCTTTTCGGCCTCTAAAATGCGCTGATTATCCCTAATTGAAGCTATTTCAATGGTTACTGGGTCAAATTGTGGAAATAGTAGTGTTTTGCTTTCCATGTCTGTACGAAGGCCATTATTAGCCTCACAAGTCCATTCATAATTGGCAAATTGGATTGGATAAATAATTTTAGGGCCGGTTTCGTAATCATAATTATTTTTATTATCTGACACTGGCCAGAATAGACTTTCCCCTTCTTCAATGTTGTTTTTATTATGTAGGGCTTCAATTACAGCTATACCGCCACCTTGAGCGTCGATACCAATATGGTCTGTTGGAAATGCTTGTTTTAATTGACGGATTTTTCTTGCGCAAAATGCATAGAAGTCATTTTCATGTGTCATACCAGCCTGTTCTAACTTCTTATGTTCTTTTTTATCTGTAGTCCAGCAATAAACTACGCGGGCATGATTGTCGTGTAATTCCAACACAACAATGGCAAATTTATCTACTTCGGAAGCGGGGTCGACAGCAATAATATACTTCTTTTTAGGGTCACCTATAATTCTTGCGTCAAAAGGCGCAAAACACCATTTAGGCCAATCGGGCTGTTGAGTATTTTCATAACTAGCAGTACAAGAGCTAATTAAAGACCTCTTAAAGAAACCCTGACTATCCTTACTAAATACGGCCCCAAATTCACAACCAAATGTTCCTGTGTGCAATGTCGCCTTGGCACGCACAATGATTTTTTCACTTAAGAAGCCCTCTGGGATTAAATCATACGGTATTCTTGTAATTGCGTAATCTCTATAATCAAACCCTTTGGGTGGTCCATCTGGGAAAATATGAGACAATTTTTGCGCATCTCCCTTACTTTCAATAATTGTTTTGTACTTTTTCCAATATTCAGAGAAATGCTCAAAGTCATAAGACGCAGAACCAGATATAATAATTTGGTTTTCTTTACGTTCTGTAACTGGAATGGCCACACCTAATTCTTTAGCCTTTCTTTCCTTGGCTTTTTGTTTAATCATTTCAACAGGATTGGATTCAACGCTAGCGAAACCTTGAATAACCGTTTCAAAAATATGGGGGTGGACAGAAGAAAATTCATCAACAAAAATCAAATTACCACGGAAACCTCTAATCTTTGAGCCGTCACCAATAGGAATACAAGTGGCCGTATTTTTTCCAACCCTAATAACCAAACGGTCATTTTCCCTAGTAATGGCTTTATCCATGTTGCAAACACTACGAAGGATAGGAGCATTAGCCAGCGCATCTTCCATATAAGCAAAAACCATTTTAGCCTGTCTAAAACCAGCGCCCGTAATAATAGCCTTAACGCCCGCGCCACCAGTTTTATTAGGTGGTGTTAAAAACATCTTCAATAGAATATAAAAGGCCATACTTGAAGATTTAGAAAAACCACGAGAGCCAATTAACATAGGGAATGGATGGGTCCAAACCTCGTGGATAGCGGCCGCTTGCTCTGGATATAAGTCT